CTACGGCAATGGTGCAGCCAAGGGATGCTTGAGCCAAGCCTTGATCACGTAGCCTTCCTGATGGCCGGCCTTCTCCACCGTCACCTCGTCCCGATAGACCTCGAGGGCGTCGCCCAGAGTGGTGCGCTCGGCTAAACTGCGATCGGTGAAGACGTGACGGGCCATCTCGGACTCCGTTACCGCGGCCCACTTTTGAGCCTCGACCTTGGTCCGAAATGTCTTAAACATATCCGGGAAACCCTTGCGGCGGACCCTGGCCTGCCAGCTGACCTTCCCGTTTGTTCCAACGCGCTTGATAAAATCCGCCATGAAAAATCTCCGTGCCAAAAGGATGGCATCGGAGGCCGCAAGAAGTCGATAGGACCAAATTGGAACAGATCATGAAAACTGCAAAGCCAATCCCAATGGAGCAAATTTGGAGCAGAGCATGATATTTGCCCCATTCGAATGCCCAAAGAAAAAGCCTGCAATCCGTTGGGATTGCAGGCTTTTTGGACTGGTTGCGGGGGCAGGATTTGAACCTGCGACCTTCAGGTTATGAGCCATAGAAAGCCCTATATCTAGCACCTTGATCCGTTGACATATTTTTCGTGTTCGTCCTGTAACCCCTGCATTTCCGCGCTTTTCTGTTGATGTCCTCTGTAAATCGACGCAATGTCACGTCAAACGGCACCATACGGTGTGTTGACACAGTGTTGACAGGAATAGCGCCATGTCAGAACGCATCACCGACGCCATCGCCAAACGGGTCAGCGCGGGCGACCGGCCCCAGGTCTTCTTCTGGGACGCCGACGTGAAGGGATTCGGCCTGCGCGTCACCAATCGCGGCGCCAAGTCCTTCATCCTGGATTACCGCATCGGCGGTCGCCAGCGACGCATCACCATCGGCAGCTATCCCGACTGGTCGGTGGCCGCCGCCCGCACCGAGGCCGGCAACCTGAAGCGGGAAGTGGACCTGGGCAACGACCCCATGGGCGAGCGCCATGCCGACCGCGCCGCCCCCACCATGCGCGACCTGTGGGACCGCTACAAGCGCGACCACCTGCCGCGCAAGGCCGCCCGCTCCCAGGCCGACGAAACCATGATGTGGGAAAAACTGGTGCTGCCCACCCTGGGCAAGCACAAGGTGGGCGACGTCACCCACACCGATATCGAGGCCCTGCACCGCGACATCACAGTGAGTCGCGGCACGCCGGTACGGGCCAACCGCGTCATCGAGGTTGTGCGCCGCGCCTTCAATCTGGCGATCCGCTGGGAATGGATCGAGAAGAATCCCGCCTCGGGCCAGTTGCGCAACCCGGAAGAGAAGCGCCAGCGCTACCTGTCGCCCGAGGAACTGTCCCGGCTCTCGGCGGCGCTGACGGCCCACCACGAGCCGGTGTCGGCCGATGCCATCCGCATGCTGATGCTGACCGGCGCCCGCAAGAGCGAGGTGCTGGGGGCCACCTGGGAGATGTTCGACCTGGATGCCGGGGTGTGGACCAAGCCCAGCGCCCACACCAAGCAGCGGAAGGAACACCGGGTGCCGGTCTCGGCCAATGCCCTGACGCTGCTGAAGCGGATCAGGGAAACCGCCGAAGGGCCATACGTCTTCCCCGGCAAGGGCGGCGACCAGCCGCTGACCGACGTCAAACGGTCCTGGGCGGCTGTGTGCAAGGCGGCCGACATCACCGGCGCCCGCATCCATGACCTGCGCCATTCCTTCGCCTCGCTGCTGGTCAGCGGTGGTGCGTCGCTGCCGATCATCGGCGCCATGCTGGGCCACACCCAGGTGCAGACCACCCAGCGCTACGCCCACCTCTACGACGAACCGCTGCGGGCTGCCGCCGACCATGTCGGCAAAACCATCGACATGGCGGGAGAGAAAAAGCATACTGCCCGCACGGAAACAAAGTGAGAACACTATGCCTATTCTCGACTATGGCATGCTGCTCGGCCCCGGCGCCCTGTACCGTGCGCAATTGATGGTCCGCACGGTGATGGCATGGCCCGCCGAGGAGGCCCGCCGCCGCCAGTACATGGCCACGGTGATGTCGATGCATCTGGCGGAACTGGAGGAAGCCGGAGCCAACCTCCCCGACCCCGCTTCCGGGGAAAGCTGGGAGGACACAATCGAGGCCATCGAGCACGCCGAGGATTGGTATGCCAATGTAGAACAGCTTGGGGAATGGTTCGCCGAAGCTGGGGGATACCGCACCGTCGCGGCGGCCCCAGGGTTCGAGGCGTTTACGGCGGATATGGGAAGCCGCCTGGGCGACTGGTTTGCCGCCGGGCTGATCTTGGCCCTGGTGCGTCGCATGGCCACCCACCACCGCGACCTTCCCGGCGGTGCAAGCATCAACAAGGCGGTGTTCATCCTTGAGCGGGTCCACCTCCCCATGGTGCCCCGCAACAGCCATGATCTGCGGCGGGCCTGGAAGACCTATAAGCCGGTGGCCCATTTCTGCGCCGCGTTGTTCGACCTGTTCCTCGAAGCGATGATGATGGGCAAATCGCCGGAGGAATCCGCAGTTCTGATCGAGGAGGAATTGAACGAGGAATTCCTCCTGTTCCTGTCCGAAGCGGAAGCATATTTGGAATTCGGCCTGCGTTACCAGCCGCCTCGGACCAAGGGACAACCACTCCTCCCCCATGACGAAACCTGGACGTTTCCCGAATATCGTCCCTGGCCGAACTCCCCCCGCAAGGCGGCCCCGCTGGACGGCGTGCTTCTGCGGGCTGCCATGGAATATCGCGCACCTGTTCCAAGTGCCTGACTACTGAGCCCCGACCGCTCACTAGAGAAGGAGATTCCCTCACCAATGTCGGGGAAGTGTTCCGGTCGATATCTGGAATGCCGACGCGGCCTTGCGCCGCTTGGCATGAAAGGAATCGACCATGACGGAGACCTCCCCCACCCCGACGGAAACCAACATCTTCCTCGGCTACATTGACGAGGACGAATACTGCCGCCAGCGCGGCATCTCGGTGCGCACCGCCCAGCGCGACCGCCAGCTTCGCCAGTCCCCGCCCTATACGGTGGTCGGCCAGCGCGTCATGTACCGTATTGACAGCATCCGCACCTGGCTGCTGGACCGTGAGCGCCAAGTCGAGCGCAAGGCGTCCGCGCCCCGCGCCGGAGGCCGCAAATAATGAGCGCCCCCGCCCCCGACGCCCTGGCCGACGATCTGCTGATCGGCGCGGCCCAGATCGCCCGCCACATCTTCGGCTCGGACGAGGATCGCTTCACCCGCCGCGTCTACTACCTGATGGGCCGCGCCAAATGCCGCCTGCCTTCGTTCCGCCTGGGGTTTCAGGTCGCGGCCCGCAAATCCACCCTGCGCCAGTGGATCATCAATCAGGAGGTGGTGTGATGCTGCCGTGGGATATTCTGATCGCCGCCGATGACCACGTCGACATCGGCAACAGCATCAAGGACGCCCAGGAGCAAATCCTGATCGTCACCCGCTATGCCCCCGACGACAGCTCTGCCCACCGCGAGGCCGTGGCGGCGCTGGCCAGCCTGGAGCGCCTGCGCACCGTGCTGGACAATCTGTTGCACCAGCAGGTTGGAGACCATCTGGACCCGCGTGGCTTGCGCCCCCTGGTCTATTTCACCGACGTCCGCTTCCGCATTCGCAGCGACAATCCCGTAAGCCAAAAACAGGATGCCTTCATCGTTTGGGCCGTGGAGGGTTGAGCATGGGAAACACCCTCCACCACGCCCACCTGTACCTGTCGCTGGGCCTCGCCGTCCTGCCGCTGCATTTCCCGTTCGAGCGGGAGGGCAGCCTGCAATGTTCCTGCGGCAAGGCGACCTGCCGCCAGCCCGCCAAACATCCCTTCGGGCAGTTGGCGAAGAACGGCCTCAAGGATTCCAGCCGCGACCCGGAGACAGTCCAGCGGTGGTTCGATGGCAGATCGCTCAACATCGGCATCGCCACCGGAACCATCAGCGGCATCATCGCTTTGGATGTCGATCCCCGCCACGATGGCGATACCACCCTGGCGGGCCTGGAGGCCGAACACGGCCCCCTGCCGCCGACGTGGCGCTTCCTGACCGGCGGCGGTGGCGAACATATCCTGTTCCGCCACCCCGGCGGCACGGTGGCCAACAGCGCCGGGCTGCTCGGCCCCGGCCTGGACGTGCGCGGCGATGGCGGATACATTGTCGCTCCGCCGTCCCGCCACATCTCTCGACGCGCCTACGCCATCTCGGTCGATCACCACCCCAACGACGTGCTGCTGGCACCGCCGCCCGAGTGGCTGATGCAACGCCTGTCCCGCCGCAAGCCGGCAGCCAAGGACGCGCCCCAGGAGCGTACCGACTGGCGGGGCCATGTCGGCGCCACCCATGCCGAGGGCACCCGCAACACCGCCCTGGCCAGCCTGACCGGCCACCTGCTGCGCAATCGCGTCGATCCGTTCGCCGTCCTCGACCTGATGCTGTGCTGGAACCGCGCCCATTGTAACCCGCCCCTGGACGATGACGAGGTGTCGGCCACCGTGCGCAGCATCGCCCGCAAGGAAATCGACCGTCGGGAGGCTCACCATGCTCACTGATCCCCTCGACCGCCTGGCCACCCTCAATCAGCCCAACGCCCACACCAACCGCATCGTCGTCGTCAACATCGGTTCCGACATCGAGATCGCCCGGCGCGTTCGCGGCGACCTGGAGAGGGCCTTCGGCGACATCATCCACACCGAGGGAGCCTTCTGGCGCTACGAGCGCACTTGCTGGCACCCGATCCCCGAACCGGAACTGCGCCGCGTCGTCCATGTCTATGACGGTGCCGAATTCATGACCCCGGCTGGTGAACCGTCCAACGTCAAGCTATCCAAGTTCCGCGTCGATTCCGTTCTCCATGAAATGGCGGCCATGATGGCGGAAGAGGATTTCTTCGCCCGCGCCCCAATCGGAATCAACTGTGCCTCCGGCTTCATCCGCTTCATGGGCGAGGGCCTGCCGGTTCTGGAGCCACACCATCAGGACCACCGCAGCCGCCACACCCTGCCCGGCCAATGGCTGCCCGGCGCCGAAGCCCACCCCACCGCAGGATCGCTGCTGGCCCGCCTGCTGGACGGAGTGTTCAAAGCCGACGATGATGCCGCCCAGAAGGTCGATCTGCTGGCCGAGGTGGCAGGCTCCGCCGCCCTGGGCTACGCTACCAAGCTTCGCCAACCCCGCGCCATCATCCTGAAGGGCGAAACCGCCGAGAACGGCAAAAGCCAGATCCTCGACCTCATCCGCAGCCTGCTACCCGCCAACGCCATTTCCTCGGTCACCGCCGGTCGCATGGGAGACGAACGCCACATCGTCGGGCTGGTCGGCAAACTGCTCAATGCCGCCGACGAGCTATCCTCGTCCACCGCCATCGCCTCCGACACATTCAAGGCTATCATCACCGGCGAGCCGGTGCAGGGCCGCGATGTATACAAGTCCCGCATCGAATTTCGCCCGGTCGCCCAGCACCTGTTCGCCACCAACACCCTGCCGGTGTTCCAGGGCGGCATGGATCGCGGTGTCCAGCGCCGCCTTCAGGTGGTCTCATTCAACCGCGTCATTCCGACCGAGGAGCGCATTGAGGCCATCGGTCGGCGCATCGGCGAGGAAGAGCCCGACCTGCTGCTGGCCTGGGCGGTGGCGGGAGCGGCACGCCTGATCCGCAACAAGGGCTTCACCCTGCCGCAATCCAGCCGCACCGCCATGAACGATTGGCTGTTCGGCGCCGATCCCGTCCTGGCCTGGCTGTCCGAGCAGGTCGAAGTCCGCCCGCTGTACAACCCAGAAGCCCGCGTCGCCACCCGCCACGCTTTCGAGCGCTTCCGCGAATGGGCCATCGCCGAGGGTTTCTCCGACCGCACCCTGCCCTCCATCAACGGCTTCGTCCAGCGCATCACCGCCAACACCACCGGCGTCGAGTACCGCCGCACCGGCCAGGGGCGGTTCTTCTTCGGCATGGTTCTCACCGGCCACACCGGCTGGTGACGCAGCAATGTCGCATGAATGACGCTTCCATGAACCGTAAGCCCTTGAAAGTGTTGCAATGACGCACTTACCCCAACAGAACTTTCCTATGTGCGCACACGCGCACGCATACGCGATGGTTAGGGGCTTGGTGCGTCATTGCAACACTTTCAAAGGGTTAGCCGTCACAGGTGCGTCATTCATGCGACACTGGTGCGACACACGGCCCGCATTCCACCCACGACCTGAAGGGGGGGCACGTTTCGCTACCCCCCTTCCCGGATCAGGGCAGGAGGATGGCGTTTCACCACCCCGTCTCAAGCAACGCATCCCCTCACAATCTCTACAAATCGTTCCCAATGAACTGGTCCGCCGCCCAGGCTATACTGTCTTTGAGGTCGAACGAAGGAACGTCCTCCACCAGCCCGGAAGGCACGGTTCCTCCTGGGCCTTTCCCTATGCGGGGAGCCTCAGCGCACGACCTTGCCAGCCTGGGGCCGCACAATGACTAAACTAAACACCGTCGAGACCAAGACCGAGTTCGCCGCCCGCGTCGGCCTCACCAAGGGCCGTATCTCGCAGCTGGTCGCCGACGGCCTGCCGGTCCAGCCCGACGGCACCATTGCCATCGCCGAGGGGCTGGCCTGGATGGAAAGCAATCTCGACCCCGCCCGGCGCAACAAGGGCGGCACCCCGGCACCGGTCGCCACCGGCACCCTGTCGCTGGCCGAGGCCCGGCGCATGTACATGGTGGTGCAGGTGCAACGCGCCCGCCTCGCCTACGACAAGGAACGCGGCCAGGTGATCGACGCCAAGGAAGCGGCGGCGGCGGTGTTCTCCCGCGCCAAGGCCGAACGCGATGCCCACATGGCCTGGGTCAGCCGCACCGCGCCGCTGCTGGCCGCCGAAACCGGCGCCGATCCCCAGGCGACCTTCGCGGCGCTCGACCGGTTCATGCGCGAGCACCTGGAGCATCTGTCCGACACCCCAGTGTGGAGCCTGCGCGATGCAGGGTGAAACCGCCCTGGCGGTGGTGGATCGGGCCTGGCGTCGGGGCATCCGCCCGGAGCCGCCCATCCCGGTGTCCGAATGGGCCGACCGCCACCGGGTGCTGCCGCCTACTTCCGCCGAGCCGGGCCGCTGGCGCACCGGCCGCACGCCCTATCTCAAGGACGTGATGGATGCGCTCTCCACCGCCAGCCCGTTCGAGCGGGTGGTGCTGATGAAGGGCGCCCAGACCGGCGGCACCGAGGCCGGCCTCAACTGGCTGGGCTACATCATCCACAATGCGCCCGGCATCACCATGCTGGTGCAGCCCTCGCTGGACATGGTCCGCCGCAACACCACCGTGCGCATCGATCCGCTGATAGAGACCACCCCGGCCCTGCGCGAACTGGTCTCGCCCGCCCGGTCGCGCGATGCCGGCAACAGCCTGTTCCGCAAATCCTTCCCCGGCGGCCAACTGGTGATGACCGGGGCCAATTCCGCCGCTGGCCTGCGCTCCACCCCGGTGCGCTACCTTTTCCTCGACGAGGTGGACGGCTATCCCGGCGATGCGGATGGCGAAGGCGATCCCGTCGATCTCGCCATCCAGCGCACCGCCACCTTCCGGGGCCGGCGCCGAATCTACATGGTCTCGACGCCGACCCTGAAGGGCCATTCCCGCATCGAGGCGGCATTCCTGGACTCCGACCAGCGCACCTTCCATGTCCCCTGCCTGCATTGCGGCGACATGGCCCCGATCACCTGGGCGCGCATCCGCTGGCCCGAGGGCCGCCGCGATCAGGCGTTCCTGATCTGCGAATCCTGCGGTGGCATCCACCACGAGCACGACAAGCCCGCCCTGCTGGCGGCAGGCGAATGGCGGGCCACGACGGCGGGCGATGGCCGCACCGCCGGCTTCCACCTGTCGGCGCTGTACAGCCCATGGGAGACCTGGGCCGAGATCGCCACCGAGCATGGCCGCGTCAAATCCGATCCGCCCCGCTTGCAGGTCTGGGTGAACACCAAGCTGGGCGAATCCTGGGAAGACCAGGCCGGCGATACCGTGCCCGCCGATCCGCTGATGGCCCGGCGCGAGGATTGGGGCGACCGCTTGCCCGAGGCGGCCACCGTGCTGACCGCTGGCGTCGATGTCCAGGGCGACCGGCTGGAGGTGCAAGTGGTCGCCTGGGGCGCCGACGAGGAAACCTGGGTGGTGGACTATCGCGTGCTGTGGGGCGATCCCTCCGGCCCGCGCGTCTGGGCCGATCTCGATTCCTATCTCGCAACCACCTTCGCCCATCCCAAATCTGTCGCCGACCTGCCCATCCGCGCCGCCTGCATCGACACCGGCGGCCACCACACCAAGGCGGCATACGAGTTCTGCCGCACCCGGCTGGCCCGGCGCATCTGGGCGATCAAGGGCCGTGGCGGCGCCGGCATCCCGGTCTGGCCGCGCCGCCCCACCCGTGTGCGCGGCAAGGTGCCGCTGTTCATCGTCGGCGTCGATGCCGTCAAGGACGCCCTCTACGCCCGCCTGCGCCTGACCGAACCCGGCCCCGGCGCCGTCCATTTCCCCCGCCGGATGGATGCCGACTACTTCCGCCAGCTCACCGCCGAGCGGGTCGTCACCCGCTACGACCGGGGCCGCCCCATCCGCTCGTGGCAGCCGAAGCGGGACGGCGAGCGCAACGAGGCGCTGGACACCTTCGTCTACGCCACAGCCGCACTGCATGGGCTGGTGGCCATGGGGCTGCGGCTCAACGACGAGGCGGCGGCGATGGCGATGCTGCCGACACGGGGGGCGCCGGTCATGCCGAGCACAGCTCCCGCCGCCCGCCCGGCGCTGGCGCAGATCCGGTCGCGGTGGATGGGGTAGGCGAGATTCATATCTTGAGCGACCGGGGGGTTGTGCCACAAACCGTCATTTACCAACCCTGTTGGGGGCTATCGGCTTTTGGCATGGGCGGTAATACCGGATGTGCTAGTCTAAGCGATTATGGCCGTTGCCCATTTGGGGGGGGATTATGCCGATACTTCTTATCGCTCTGTCAGCATGTGGATTTTTGGCCGTCATGGTTGGCGTGTCTAAACTGGCTGATCGCAACAAAACAAAGCCAGCCCCCAAAGATAGCCGTTCAATAAATTTTCAGGGTATCGATGACGCTGGGAAACTGACCCGGCAGAAGGCCGAGCTTCAGCTTCGGGTGAATGCGCTTGCCGCAAGAGAAGATACGCTTCTCGCCTCTATCCGTGAATTTGAGCAGGGAGTGGATGCCCGTAAAGGCGAGAAGCTGGCTGCCGAGCAAGACGAAATCAATGCTGCTGTCACGGCCAAAAATGCAGTTGAGGCTCGTGTTAGCGAGCTTCGCGAGAGTGGGCGGAAGCTGGCCGATGTCGTCTCTGACCTTCAGGCCGACGCCGACCGTAAGAAATTGCATGTGGATGAACTATCCGCCGACGTTGCCGATCTCACTCGGACCAAGGACGCTCTCGATGAGAGCATCACCAATCTCTTGGCTCGGCAGCGTGAGATTGAGGCTGAGATGGCCGAACTGGATCGGGATATCGACGAGCGCCGCCGGGAAAAAGTAGCCGAGATGGAAGAGGCCGTCGCCGCACAGAAGGAATTGGCACTGTCCAAGATCATGGCGTGGACGGAGTCCGAGAAATCGCGGCTTCAGGAACGGTTCGAGAGCAGCTATCAGACCGAGGTCACTGACTTGCGGCGTCAGCTGATCGAGAAAGTTACAGCCGAATTCGACAGCATCCATGAATATTTCTCGACCTTCGCCTCGGAGCGGAAGCTCATGGCCGAGACCGAGATCAAGGACTTCCTTGCGGAGAAGCGTTCGACCATTCTGTCCAACCTCGAATAGACGGGAGGCGGACATGCTTGCTCGCATCATTCTGGCTGCCGCCCTGATTGTCAGTGTTGTTCTTGGCCCGGTTCGTCCAGCTTCAGCCCAAGAGCAACCGGACATTATCATCCTGTTCGATCAATCGGGATCGGTTGGAAAGCATGATCCAAAACTCGCCTCCAAGGCCTGGCTGCTTACCTTCCTGAAGACCTTCGACAATCCGTATAAGATCGAAATCGTCGGGTTCGACGAAGCCCTGTACCGCCACCTCGCCATCGATCGCGACACCACCACCGACATCAATGCCGTGAACCGGGCCATTGACGGCATTGAAACGGTCGGCAAGGCGACGGATTTGGAGATGCCCTTTCGCTATCTGCTGAATTACGCGAAGCCTTCGACGAAACTGGCCGTGATCATATCCGATGGTGAGCCTGAGATTTGGGATGCCAAGCTCGGCTATCTCAGCAAGGAGGTTCAAGCGGACCCCCGCTATGACGATCTGAACCGTCAGTATCAACAGATGAAGGATGCCGGGGTCTCTAAACGCAAGCGATTTGAAAAGCTCGGTGCTTTGTACCACGCCCGCAATATCGATCTGATCGAAGGCCAGATGCCCGGCATCGCGAAGCTGATCGGGGATCGACTGATCATCTGGGATTTGTCGGGGACATCATACTATCTGAAGACCTGGGCCAAGGCGGCGGGAGCCCAATATCTGCCCATGCGGGTGGCTGTTCAGGAAAACCCGGTCGAGCAATTGCAGAAGGCCATGACGGCCTTGCAGCAGCATTCCAGTGCTATCGTCAAAGAGGCTCTACCTGACGACCATGAGCACCGGGCGGCAGTCGCCTTGACCACAATTCCCGAGATCGCTGCGAAGGTTCAGCCGAGGGAGCAACCCGCCCCAAAGCCGCTATCTCCCCCCATCGAAACAAGGGTGGCTGAGCCGGTTGCGCCCCAGCCCGTAGCTCCTGCGGATACGCAAGCCAGTCAGTCACCCATATGGGGGATTTTTCTTGTGTTGTTGGGCGGAGTTATTGGAGCTTTGATCGTCTACCGGCGACGAGCGGCTGCCAAGGCCGAACCAGCCGTTCCGGTGGACCTTGCCTCCCAGTACATAGACGCCAAGGTCAAAGGCGCCCTTGATGACGCGGAGAAATTACGGCGGAAACTTCTTATCGCGGAAAGCGAAGCTGTCAAGGTCGAGCGACGGTTTTCATTGCGTGTTGCTGTGCCTTCCGGAGCCATGGAAATTCAATGGATCAGTGCTGATGGTGAGAAGCGGGAAACGGCTGCCATCAATCTTTCCATGCACGGTGTCAAATTCGAAACTCATGGAGCCGAGGTCAAGGCCGTCACCAAGATTATCTGCCCGAATATGGATGTGGTTCTGGGGGTGAATAAATTTCAGGAAATCCGTCGTGATGGTAGTCGCTCCGTTGCCCTTTTGATCGAGTTTGAAAACAATCTCGACGACTGGATGCGGTGGGTAGAAATCATTACCCGGATCGACCAGACTGCCACAAAGCAGTGAGCAAGGGACAGAGGGAGGACGCTGAAAATCATCTTATCCTAATTGACGGTGCTGCCCATCTCTAGAGGAACAGTACCGCTTGTGGTGAAGTTCTGATGCCATGTTGCGGAAAATCTTTCCGCAGGAATCGCAAAAGAACAGATGAACGAGGGAGGGCAGTGATTTCCGGCATCCGATTTCACTGAGTGTACGGCTGCCACGAACTGCGGCGAGTTTCGCAGGGTTTTGGCCGAGAATGGCACGCATCGACTGCGTAATGTCCTCATTCAAATCGAAGAGCTTATCGCCGAAAATCCCATTCCTGCGCGACCATGCGATCACGACTTTTGATGCAAGCCACGCCAGTTCTTCCTCATCCATGGGACACCGCTGCATCCTAGATATGGAACGAGTGCAACATTATGTGATGGGTTCAGCCGCACCGGACAACTTGCGGCAGACATAGAAACCGCCCGCAGCGGTCACCAGTGACAAGCCGATCAAGACACCGACACCCATGCTGGCGCTCAAGATCAGGATGGCGGCTTTGCCCAAGCCTGGAGCACTTGCGGCAGCGATTTTCGATCCAGTCACGGTGCTTGTGATCATGATATCCTCCCAACCCTCTGATTTAGCGAAGAGCCTCCAGGATCGGATCGTCTTCGCCGCGCGAGCGCCTAGCTTTTTTAGGGCGTTTGACCATGCTGGTAGGCTTACTCGTTTTCACACTCGACCATGTCGCCGTTGTTCGTTGCAAAACGCTCCAAAGCTTGAGAAATAGACTTTCCCGACCGTCCCAAAGGGTGGCGGTTTGCTTGTGATACTGAACCTGGGACATCTGTGGGCTGGAGGGTAGATGGGCCGAGGAGCTTTCTTCGCCAACGCTCATGCCCGATTGGTGTGGTGAGTTATCCGCCACTTTATCCACAATTTGGTCCAGCGAGCTGGCGGCGATCATCAGGTCTGCGACTAAATCAATGTCCCAATCGGAGTTCCAGGCCGCCCTGGCTTTAGCCACCTCCAGATGAAGTGACAGCATGGCGAAGCTCTTTTCGGAAACCTCGGTCAGACTGTCCGTCCAACCCTCCGTTTCCCCATAAAGTAGGGCCGCTTCAAAAGCCGTCGCAAAGCATGCCAAATCCGTTAGGGCGTGGACGGTTGCACCATTGGCCATGAAACGAATGATGCTACTTGGTGGGCTTTCGAGATGGGCATTTGCTGATGAACGGTATGCATTCAGACCAGCTTCAACCTTGGGCATGAGCGCGAGGCATTCATCAATGAATGTGCCTCGATCCCCACGCTCTACGTCGTTGTCTTTCCGCTCCGATGGGGGCGTGACAATGCTTGAACACGCAGCAGCGCAGGGTATTTCACCTGATGCATTGGAACAGGGGCTTGTCCGCTTTCGGCCTTTTTGAGGGACATTAGTCACAGACCAACGTCCTCCTGTTCATACCGAGCTTACGCCGCACGAAGTGTGATCACGTAAGGGGTAAGCATATCGTCCTGCCTAAGCCATCACTGCGTCCGAAATCGCGTCATCAACCTCGGACGTTGTCGAGGTGGTCCGGGCCTTGCGGTAGCGGTAAATGCCGTAACCGGCTGCGGCGATGACGCCACCCAGGATGACAGGACCAGCAGCGCCGAGTCCCAAACCAAGGCCCAAGCTCATGCCGGTACCAGTCCATAGAGTGCCGACAGCGGCGGCACCCTTGGTGGCGGCGCCAGCAGCGGCACCCTTGGCAACCGAACCCGCCACAGCAGTTTTACCGGCGGTCTGCAATGCCACAGTCTGCATGGCACCCTTGGCGGCGATTGCGGTTCCGGCCGCGCCCTTGGCGGCGACACCAGTCACAGGATTGAGAACCAGGAACTTGCTCGTCGTACCGGCCATCATCGGAGATTCGCCAATAGCGAAGGTCTTGCCGACCAGCCACGGCATTTGCCCAGCACCATGTTGAACCTTGAGGACCACCAGATCCTTCATGGTGGCAGCGGTTTCACCAACGGGCTGAAGGAAGAGCCAATTTGCGGCTCCATTCCCAGCGGCAGTGGTCTTCGCCACCATGAAAGTCTTGCCGGTCATCATCTGGACCTGCCCGGCCTGTCTTGCGCCTTCGAGCTTCATCATGATCATGCCGTTCCCGCCGCCCTGGGTGGCGGCAGCAGTCAGACCACCAGCACCGGCAGCGCCCGCAGCAACGGCAGCGCCCTTTGCCGCGATACCGGCTTTGGGGCACAGCACAAGCCATTTGCTCACGCCATCTGCAACGAGGGGGGCTTTTCCGATGGTAACGGTCTTGCCCACCATCCCGGACAACTGCGCGACCTGACGGGCACCCTCCAGCTTGAGGGCAACGGCCCCCTTTCCAGCGGTAGCGCCAGCGGGGTTCAGGAATAACCAGTGTCCCATTCCATTCCCAGTAGCAGTAACTTGGCCGACCGTGTAGGAATTTCCGGTCATCGACGACAGGAGAGCTGCCTGGGTGGTTCCCTCGACCTTGGCCATGATCATTTGGTCAAGCATGCTAACAGCTCCCTAAACAATGACGCAGAGCGACAAACCGTTCTGCTGAAGATACCCCGAGTCCCTTCGGAGAGATATAGGCTGGTATGCGCATATATCATAACACGCCCCCATTCTCGCAAGCTGAGGCGAAATCTGTCCAGAGAAATTTATTGTGGATACTGGTTTGCTCTAATAGTAAGAGGCGCTCGCAACTATGTGCGGGGGCGATCTGGCTGTGAGTTTTCCTATTTCTGGAAATAATGCTTCATGAAAAAGGGGGCTACACGTTGGCGGCAGCTTCCTTCCGCTTTCGCGCCCGAGTAGCCGCCAGCTTGGACTCTGTTGAATGCTGAAGGTCCAAAGCAGCTTTTGCCCTCCGCTTGGCGGCAGCTGCTAACTTGATGGCCTGCTTGGCATTGGCGCCAGCCGCTAATGCACGCTTCTCAGCTTCGTTGGCCTCGGCGATTAGCTTCTCGGCGGCTGCAATTTCGGCGGCAAGCTCCGCAGCCAGGGCCGCTTCATCATCAGGTGAGGATACCAGCTTTCTAAATGCTCCGTATCCTGCGGCGAAAACAGCATCAGCCATTGACGCGACTTGGGAGACTAGTGTGGCGGTCTCTTGACCACTCTTGGTCCGAGAGCGGGGTTTGCCCTTTGGATTGGCGGCATACATCCGATAGGCCCCATACCCAGCAACGCATACGGTTCCCACAAGCAATGCAGGCCCCCAAGCGCCGAGACCTAAGCCGAGGCCGAGGCTCAGCCCTTTTCCGGAAAATATGGATGAAACCAGCTTGGTCCCGTTCGCGATCCCGGCTGAGGTCACGTTGATAGTTCCGGAGCCGACCCCGGTAAGGTGGGTGTAGGGGATGCTGATCTTGCCGAGAGCGATGCTGGCAGGGGCAGCCTTGGCAGCTCCAGCGCCCACCCCAGAAAGATTAGAGGGCGGGAGTACCGTCTTTCCGACAATGGCACCTACAGACTTAACTTTCGCTGCACCAGCGCCACTTTTGAGGTGGCCGAGCTTGCCCAGGGCGTCAGGTGAACTCATGCAGCATCCCCAATGCTTCGGAAGGCCATAACTACGGTGCTGTTTGCGCAAAAAGTACTAATAATTTAAAGGTTATCGTATCACGATGCCGTCAACAAGACGCCTCTTCAGAACCCATTTAAAATGGCTCATTGTGGGTCAGGTCCGCCCCTTTAAATCCGCCTGTCGGCAGGCCCTCATACAATGGGGCCAAGAGCGACCGTGATGCTCCAACTCCTGTCTTTCTGCGCCATTTCCGTTTGAAAATCCTGCTGACAGTTGCGACCACACCTCCTTTCTGCTTCTCCCCACCAATCTTTCCCAAACTCTCTGAATAGCCAGGGAATCCGCCGTCTCCGATAATCGGGGGCATGTGGAAATCACTTCTCCGTGCCGTTGGGCTCGACCGCCGCCGCTCGTTTGACGCGGCTGGCGGTGGTCGGCGTTGGGACGGCGCCCGCACGGTGGACGGGCTCAATGGCTCGATCCAGGCCGGTGCTACCACGGCGGCACGGCGGGCCGGCTGGTACGCCCGCAACAATCCCTGGGTGTCGGCGGCGGTGCAGTCGCTGGCGGCCAATGCGGTGGGCGCCGGCATCAAGCCGCGCTCGCGCCACCCCGATGCCAAGGTCCGCGACGCCCTGCATTTGCTGTGGGACCGCTGGACGGATCGGGCCGATGCCGCCGGCCTGACCGATTTCTATGGCCTCCAGGCCCTGGCCTTCCGCGCCATGGTCGAAAGCGGTGAGAGCTTCGCCCGCCTGCGCGTTGCCGCGGACGTTTCCCCGCTGCCCCTGGCCATCGACCTGCTCGACCGCGAACAGGTGCCGCTCGACCTTCACCGCGACATCGGGGCCGGTGCCTGCATTCGGGCCGGCATCGAGTTCAACGCCAATGGTCGCCGCGTCGCCTATCACTGCTATGCCCATCGCCCCGGCGACGCACTCGCGCCGCTGTCGCTGGACACCGTGCGCCTGCCGGCCGGCGACATGGCCCATCTGTTCCAGCCGCTGGCGCCGGGGCAGGTTCGCGGCATCACCTGGCTGGCCCCGGTGCTGCTGCGCGTCCATGAACTCGATCAGTACGAGGACGCGGCCCTGGTCAAGGCCAAGGTCGCCGCCCTGTTCACCGGCTTCATCCGCGATCCCGACGGCACGGTGGCCGGCTTCAATGACGGCAGCGGCATCGGTGGGGTGCTCCAGGTCGGCATGGAACCGGGCAGCCTGATCCCGCTGCCGCCCGGCGCCGACATCCAGTTCTCCGATCCGGCCGATCCCGGCGATTACGGCGCCTACACCAAGACCCACATCCGGGCCATCGCCAGCGGGCTGGGCCTGCCCTACGAGCTGGTCTCGGGCGACCTCGAGGGCGTCACCTATTCCAGCATCCGCGCCGGGCTGGTGGAGTTCCGCCGCCGCATCGAGCAGGTCCAGCACACAGTGCTGGTGCATCAGTTCTGCCGCCCGGTGTGGGAGCGCTTCGTCCGCCTCGCCGTCCTGGCGGGCCACCTGCCCGCCGCCGGCTTCGACCGCGATCCGTCCGCCTTCCTCGCCTGCGACTGGCTGCCGCCCAAATGGGATTGGGTCGATCCTCTGAAGGACGCGCGGGCCGAGATTGAGCAGATCAAGGCGGGGCTGAAGAGCCGAGGCATGAGCATCGCCGAACGCGGCTACGACGCAGAGGACGTGGATGCCGCCATCGCCGCCGACCGCGAGCGGGAAAAGCGCCTCGGCCTGACCATGGAGGCGCCCAACAATGGCTGACCTGATTACCCGCCGCAGCACCCTGGCTCCCGCCAGCATCGATGCTCAGGCCCGCACCGCCGAGGTGGTGTGGAGCACCGGGGCCGGTGTCCGCCGCCGCGACCTGTCCGGCCCCTACGAGGAGCGGCTGTCGCTGGCCCACGAGGCGGTGGACCTGTCGCGCCTGATCGGTGCCTCGGTGCTGGACGCCCATCGCCAGGACGCGGTGCGCGACGTGCTGGGCACCGTCCGCTCCGCCTCGGTCGATGGCCGCGAGGGCGTGGCCCTGGTGCAATTCTCGGCCCGGCCCGAGGTGGAGCCGGTCTGGCAAGACGTGATGAGCGGCATCCTGCGCCACATCTCGGTCGGCTACACCGTCGAGCAATGGGCCGAAAGCCTGGACAAGGGCCTGCGGGTGCTGACCGCCACCCGTTGGACGCCCATCGAAATTTCCCTGGTCCCGACGCCGGCCGATCCCGGTGCCCATATCCGCATGGAGGAGAGAATGCCCGAACCCGTCACCACCATCCCCGAAGGGGATGGTGTCCAGACCCGCGCCGCCATCAATGCCGAAATCCGCTCCGTCGCCCGCGTTGCCGGGCTGGGCCAGGATTTCGTCGATGGCCTGATCGACCGTGACGCGACCGCCGACGAGGCCCGCCGCGCCGCCTTCGCCGAACTGGCCCAGCGCAGCGCACCCATCATCCGCACCGAGCAGCCCCGCGTCGAACACGTCGCCAGCCACGACGATCCCGACACCCGTGCCCGCCAGATGGGCGAGGCGCTCTATGCCCGCATCAATCCGGCCCATGCCCTGTCGGAACCGGCCCGGCGCTACGCCTATTCCACCTGCGCCGAGATGGCGCGGGAACTGCTCACCCTGCGCGGCCATGCGGTCACCGGCCTGTCGCCCGCCGCCATGGTCACCCGCGCGCTCCACACCACCAGCGACTTCGGCATCATCCTGGGCGACACGGTGGGGCGCACCCTGCGCGCCGCCTATCAGGCCGCGCCTTCCGGCATCCGCCAACTGGGCCGCCAGACCTCGGCCCGCGACTTCCGCGCCGTCAACAAGATCATGCTGGGGGAAGCGCCCCTGCTGGAGAAGCTGGGCGAGCACGGCGAGATCAAGGCTGGCACCATGGCCGAGGCCCGCGAGGCGTACAAGATCGAGACCTGGGCGCGCAAGATCGGCATCACCCGCCAGGTGATCGTCAACGACGACCTCGACGCCTTCTCAGACCTCGCGCGGCGCATGGGCCAGGGCGCGGCCGAGACCGAGGCCCGCCTGCTGGTCGAACTGGTGGAGGCCAATTCCGGCAACGGGCCGAAGCTGTCGGACAACAAGCCGCTGTTCCATGCCGACCATGGCAACAAGGCGGGATCGGGCGCTGCCATCTCCGACACCACCCTGTCGGCGGCCCGACTCAGCTTGCGCACCCAGAAGGGCATCGAGGATCGCGTCATCCGGGTGACGCCCAAATACCTGCTGGTGCCGCCGACCCTGGAGACCGAGGCCGAACGCTGGCTGGCCTCGGTGGCGGCAGCCAAGGCGGCCGACGTCAATCCCTTCGCCGGCTCGCTGACCATGGTGGTCGAGCCGCGCCTGTCCAGCGCCAGCCGGTGGTACGTCACCGCCGATCCTGCCGAGATCGACGGACTGGAATTCGCCTACCTCTCGGGCAGCGAGGGACCGCAGGTGGAATCCAAGTCGGGCTGGGACGTGGACGGCGTCGAGATCCGGGTGATCCTCGACTTCGGCGCTGGCTTCGTCGATCACCGCGGCTGGTACGCCAATGCGGGGGCTGCGTAATGGCCGACCGCGACCAGCTTCTGGCTTGGCGGGAGGCGCTGCTGCGCGCCCGCTACGCCGGCACCCGCATTGTGGAATGCGACGGGCGCAAGGTGGAATACCGCTCCGATTCCGAGATGGCCTCGGCCCTGGCCGATCTGGAACGCCGCCTCGGCATCGCAAACCGCGTCACCCAGGTGCGGATCAATTCGAGCAAGGGAGTATGAGACCATGAAGAACTTCATCCAGAATGGCCACATGATCACCGTGCCGGCACCGACCGGGGGCGTGGTGTCGGGCCAGGGCGTGATCGTCGGGGCGCTGTTCGGCATCGCCGCCACCACCGCGCCGGAAGCGACCAATGTGGAAATCGCCACCACCGGGGTCTATGATCTGCCGAAGGCTCTGGCAACCGTGTTCGCGCTTGGTGATCGGGTGGCCTGGGACGATGCCGCCAAAGTGATCGCCCCGCCCGCTGCCGGGCTGTACCCGGTGGGCGTTGCCGTCACCGCCGCCGGCAATGGCGCGGTCACGGTGCGCGTGCGGCTGGACGGGGTGGCGACGGCAGCGGCATAA